CGTAGGGCCCCCTTCGGCGTTAAAAGCGCACCTTGCAGGTTTACTACCTGTAACTTCCGAATGGAGTGACCAATGGCTTTCAATGGAAACCGACATCGCCAGAGCGTGGAATCCGCTGTCTTTAAACTTAATGGCAGCGGAAACCCCGTACCTGGTGACATCATATGGGCCATTGAACGCGATTCCCTGGATACCTCGTTCACGAATCCATTTCGTAACGGGCGGTATGTTAGTGGCGGACCGTTCAGTGTTCAACACTGTAAGTCCGGTACTAGCATGTCCGACTGGCACGATTGGGGTTCGTGGGGTCGCTGGCGGTATTGGCCATATAATGGCCGTATCTACAGCGATTGGTACGAGCGCAATCCGAACCGTAGTCCAGAGTTCCTGGACCACACGATAAATTCCAATACCTTAACGGGTATGGGAACCACCGGGTGGGCAAGGGCAAAACCGGGGAGGGCAGTTGCTGATGCAGCTGTCTTCACCGCTGAACTACGGAAACTTCCATCTCTACCTGGCAGGCAGCTTCAGCGTCTGAGGCAATTTCGTGCCTTAGGCTCTGAATATCTGAATGTCAAGTTCGGGTGGGAGCCGTTCGTCCGTGACATCCAAAAGATGTACGAGACGTACCGCAGTATTGATCGGAGGCTAGCACAGCTAGTCCGAGACAATGGCCGCGGCATACGGCGGAGTGCAAACCTAGGGAATACTGAGAGCACCTCTACTGTTGTGCACGAGAACGGGTACTTCGTGTATCCCGTATACCCCTGGATAGGGGCCTCTGGACATCAGATGAGGCGAACGGTGACCGAAAAGACCACCGTACGAACCTGGTTTGTAGGCCGTTTCCGGTACTACATCCCAGATATCGGGAGCTCTCAGTGGAACCGGAGGGCAACCAGAGCACTTTATGGAGCAAACATTACTCCAGAGGTGCTATGGAATGTTCTCCCTTGGTCGTGGTTGGTCGACTACTTTGGTAACGTCGGGGATATTATTAGTAACTTTCACCCCGGCGCTGTCGACCGATTAACTGCCGATTACGCCTACGTGATGAGGACTGAAGAAAAGTCCCTATCATGGACGGTCGACGGCTGGGTTGCAAACCAAGCCGGCGATCGTTGCAATTTGGCGCTCCGCGGAGAGAACTCCACGGTTGCCAAAGCGCGGGCGGTGGCTACTCCGTACGGCTTTGGACTCAACTGGGACGGTTTGTCATCGTCGCAGCTGGGTATCCTAACCGCGCTCGGAATAAGCCGATCGCGTTTCTAACCACAACCTTCCGGTGTCTCCATGCTCAGTGATCCCCAATCCGTCTATGTAGGCGGTTCGAACGTCTCTCTCCCGGCAGTTAGCCGGGGAGAGAATCAGTCCGTGTACATGAGTGCGGACGGTAAGCAGAAGCTGACCGTTTCTCACCAGTACAAGGCTGAGCGTCATCGCTTTACGGCTCGTCTCGACTCTAACAAGGTCGCGGCGGATCCGTTGGCGAGCGCGAACAACCGCGTCTACACCCACAGCGTCTACTTTGTTGTCGACAGGCCCACCGTCGGGTACTCCGTTGCGGAGTCCGAAGATGCCCTGTACGGCCTCATCGCGATGCTGCAGTCCGGGACGTCGCCTAACTTCGCGGCGACCCGGATTCTTCGGGGCGAGACCTAACCGGTCTCGGTGGGTGGGCCGAAAGGCCCACCCATTAGGGGGTAACTGAACGTGGCAGGGACCGGCCAGCTCTAGAAGGAGCGGCCGTGAAAAGCCTAGTTTGGCTATCGGAAGTCGTCCTGCAGGATTGCGGGACAAGGTGCGGTGCCGATACGACGCGAGACATACTTACTGTCAAGCGCCGCGTTGAACATGAGGGTGAGTCATTTCTGACGATAACCCTCCCATCCTTCGGTGAGGCCTTTGATAGGGCCATTGCCGAGGGAAGGCTGTCTCCATCCTCAACGCCAGGTTTCACTTGGCATAGAGGTGGTCTCCCCGAATTTCTTCGAGGTTTCCTGAGACAGGTGTTCGACCCGAGTGGAGTTCTAGTGAGGAACCCGTCGATAGAAGCAATCGCCTCCGTAAGGCAGGTATGTTACCTGTTTAAGAAGGTGAACCGAGACTGTTCCGCAAAGCGGACAGCCAAGGCTATCGAAGGATACCTCAATGTTGAGAAGGAACTCAAAGAGGCCCATCCCAGTAACGACTCTGAGCGCTATCGCGCTTTCAAGTTTGTTGCTGGTGTTATTTGGTCTTCAGTCCTCAGGGATTTACCTTACGGTGATCCCTGGGACCAACTGCGACCAAAGCATGGACCCGGTGCCACTGCCGAACGGATTCTTGGCAACGCCAAGTTTCTGTTACGACGTTGGCACACACGCCTTGAAGGTCATTTTCCTTTCACGGAGTTCGGAGTAGTCAACTCCCGATTCCTTGATGTGGAACCTGACCAGGGCGTTCCCATTGAGTACCTTTCCCCTGACGCCGAGACACCCGTTAGGGTTGTCACGGTGCCGAAGACCCTTAAAGGACCACGGATTATTGCTGTGGAACCTGTCTGCATGCAATACACGCAGCAGGCTCTACTGCAAGCTCTCGTCCCGCTAATAGAAACGGGAAAGTACACGTCCGGGCGAGTTAACTTTGCTCGCCAGAGCGTGAACCGAGACCTCGCCCTTTCTTCATCCCGAGATGGCAAGTTCGCCACTCTTGACTTGAAAGACGCGAGTGACCGTGTCCACAAGGACCTCGTTTACGACATGCTCGAATGCGCTCCCCGTTTCAGGGAGTACGTTTTCGCATGCCGAACAACGAGAGCGAGCGTGCTCGGCTCTGTTATTGAGCTGAACAAGTTCGCGTCTATGGGCTCAGCACTCTGTTTTCCCATGGAGGCGATGGTGTTTTATTGCACCGTCGTCGCCGGAAGGATGCAGAGACTAGGACTCCGCTTAACGCCCCGAAACGTCTATAAGGCGTCTAGGGACGTATACATCTATGGGGACGATATCCTTGTCCCCACAGGTGAGGCACCGAATACCTGTGTTGACCTCGAAGCAATGTGCCTAAAGGTCAATTACCGTAAGTCTTTCTGGACTGGCAAGTTCAGAGAGTCGTGCGGTATGGATGCTTACGACGGCGAAGACGTAACACCTGTCTATTGCCGTAGTGAGCAGCCCACAGGTATGCACCACGCAGAACGCTTTGCGTCGTGGGTGTCCATGGCCAATCAGTTCTATCTGAAAGGCTTCTGGAAAACAACCAAGGAGATCCGCAAGTGGATAGAAATTCACCTAGGGACCGTTCCTTTTGGGACGACGCAGAGCGAGGGCTTGTGCTTCTATACCTTCACGGGTATGTCGACGCACAAGCGATGGAACAGGGAATTAATGCGCTTCGAAAGACGCGCGTGGATTCCCTCTCTCATCAAGCGCACCGACTCGCTGGAAGGCAAGTCGGAAGCGCTCCTCAAGTGCCTTCTTGGATCCGCCAGCTCGGGCTCTTCAGCTTCGAGTGGGCACAACGGTTCGACCATGCAGAATGGCGATCCGACCCGCGAATGGTGGAACTTCATCGTTCCATCACAGCGGGGATCCGAGGATCACTTGCTGCGTAGTGCAGCTCGCGGGAAGTTAGTACTAAAATCCCGCTGGGTTCTGGCTAACTAAGAAG